GCGGGGTCGCTATGGTCGCCCCCCCGAGGAGAAGGTGCTGCGCTTTGCCTGGCAGTATCGCAACCTGACAGGGTTCGCCCCCACGGCATCGCTTGGAGCATCTCGCAAGCGGGTGCGCTGAGCAGACTCCCCATCCTAGCACACCTCGGACAGTATTTTATACGTAGTACGGGGGTACTAGCGGCGCCAAGCGGTTTCCAAAAACCCAAACCTCCCCTAACCTACAAAAGTATCCCAACGACCGATAAATAGTATTGGAAATTCATTTTTCCAAACCATTGAAATTAAAAAAATTTTCCCCAGAAAAAATCATGACAGAACCCGTTGTAATTACTGAAGAAACCATTCTACCTGCTGGACCTCCCCATTTTGAGAATTCTGAGCATGTTATGAATCAACTCAAAGAGGATCCAAAATTCGCCGTAGTACTACACGAACGCCAGTTGGAAAGAATGGCATTGGTCATTGAAGAAATGGCACAAAGAATTCTAGATCTTGAAGCAAAGTTCACTGAACTAGAAACTGCTGTGAGTTTTCCACGATCAGATTCGCCAATACCCAATCTACCCCAAGGAGCTGGGAGGTTAAAATTCTAATGAATCATTACGAGCAAGATCCAAGTTTCTATGAAAAGGTTTTGCAAAATTTTGATACATTTTGCGATCAATTTGAATCAGCAGCAGCAAGACGTTTTGCAGGATTAGATAATGACTCAAGACAACCAATTGACAATGCAGAAATTCAACGAGTTACTCCAATCGCTGTCCGAGAGATTGACGATGGTGGAGAGGAAGGTGTCATCGTTAGAACGCCCCCAATTGATGTACAAGCCCCCCCAGTCCCAGAGTTACATGAAGTTGAATGAAGCTCTAGATGATTTATATAAAAGAATAGATAATATTCAGAAGGATATAGAAGCATGATTGGAACAATTGCAGGAGAAGTAACAATTGACACAATATCGCAGGATGTGTGTTTTATATATTCTCCTGCACCTTTAGGGGGCACTCCATTTCCTGCTGCAACAATCAGATTAGGAACGACACCTTTAAAGTTTTATCCAAGTGGTGGAGTACCTATAGTAGCTGCAGATGTAACTGGAGCATTACGAGCACCTACACCACCATGTCCTCCCATTGGTTTTCTGCCACGTAAACTGATTACTCCTTATCAAAACAAAACTGTCTTCTTTGAGAAGAAGTTGGTTGCAGTCATAGGAGATGCTGTTACCGCACCTCCAGCAGTAAATGTGGGAGGAATTCCAGCACCAATTGGAACAGAACCAGCAATTTATGCATTAAATGATAGACCCTTGACAGGAATTGGGCAAAGCCCTAAAATACTTATAGGTGTTAGAACAGCACTCGGAATTGTAAACGTACCAAAACCTTAAGAATTATGGCAGCAAGATCAAAAGTTGGACTAGTCAAGACTGGTTACACTCCTGGTAAACCGAAGAAAACTCGGCAGGGGCGTAGTCAAAATACACATCTTGGAGCGTCTTCACGAAATACTGGTAGGAAGCGTTATAGAGGGCAAGGACGTTAAACGCCGAGCGCCGAAAACTCCGAAAACTGAATATTGGGATAGTAACCCCAATAAAAGTTCTGTGTAGTTACAGAGAAAAGTTATGGGGAACCATTTTCATGTAGATAAAAGTCATGACTTTGTTGAAGAAGGAATGACACTCATTACAGAAACAGATTCAGATATCTATCTGAATATGGCGGCAAAACGAAATAGAAACAAGAAAAAAGAAGAACTTTATGATATTCCTGAAGATCGCATGAGTCGTCCATGTGGCGGTGCAGGCGGTTTTGACGATTTTATTGAAAGATGGCATGTCTAAAGGTCACTAAATAACTAGTGACTTCGTAGACTGTTAATGGCAACGTCAAATCTCTCCTTTAGAGATATCAATATTAGTTTTAAGAAGCATCCTGTTACTGATGATCTTGTTGTCAGTAAGGATGCTTCTGCCATTAAACAGGCAATTGTTAATATTTTATTAATGAATAAGGGTGAGAAATTATTCAATCCAGAATTTGGGTCAGATATCAGATCATATTTGTTTGAACCATTAGATTATGCAACTGCTGGTATTTTATCCAGAAATATTTCTTTAACTCTTGCAAATTACGAACCAAGAATTTCTGTGTTATCTATTGATGTGATACCAAACTTTGATGACAATGGATTTGATGTTGAAATGGTGTATGAAATTATTGGTTCTGATAGACCACCCATAAATGTAGAATTCTTCCTTTCTAGGACGAGATAATGCCATACGCTCAATTAAACAACTTAGATTTTAATCAGATTAAGACAACTCTCAAAGATTATATGAGAGCGCAGTCAGATTTTACTGACTATGACTTTGAGGGATCTGCTCTAAGTCAATTACTTGATGTATTGGCATATAATACCTATTATACTGCATTCAATACCAATATGGTAGTGAATGAGATGTTCTTGGATTCTGCCACTTTAAGAGACAACGTAGTGGCACTGGCAAAGCAATTAGGATACACACCAAAGTCAATTACATCTCCAAGAGCATCAGTTGATTTTGAAATTACATTTAACAGTACAGCACCATCATCTGTTAAATTCAGAGCTGGAAGTGGATTTATTACAAATTACGATGGTACTTTGTATCGCTTCATTCTAAAAGAGGATAGAAGAAGTGATGTTATCAACGGAGTTGCAAAATTCTCAAATTTGAATTTGTATGAAGGAGCTCTTGTAACAAATAGGTTTGTTGTTAATGCATCGCTCAAGTCACAAAGATTTTTAATTGAGAACCCTTCAGTTGATATTAGTACTCTGAGAGTTAGAGTTTACCAATCTGCAGCATCTACTATATACAAAGACTATACACCAGTATCAAATATTTTAGAAGTTGGTAGTAATGATGAAATTTACTTTATCAATGAAATTGAAGATGAGAAATACGAAATTTTCTTTGGTGATGGAGTTTTAGGTAAAAAATTAACAAATGGTCAATTTGTTGAATTGACTTATATAATTACAAATGGACCAGTAACAAACGGCGCCAAAACTTTTACTTTTGGTGGAGTCCTTAATGATCAAGATGATAATTCATTATTGTTACCATTTAATATTACAAAACTAACAACTACCCAGATTGCATCTGGTGGTGCAGATATTGAATCTATTGAGAAAATTAAATTCAATGCTCCTAAGTTCTATGGATCACAGAACAGAGCAGTGACATCTAATGACTATGCAGCAATTATTAGAAACTTATACCCCGCAGTTGGAGATATTATTGTATTTGGTGGAGAAGATCAAGAACCACCCCAGTATGGGAAAGTTTTTATTGCTGTAAAACCAGTTGAAGCGGCAGCACTGTCATCATTTACAAAAAATCAACTTTCAGACGAATTAAAGAAATATACCGTTGCTTCAATTAGACCAGAGTTTATTGATCCTTCAATTTTATACATTGAGTTGGATACTTCCATTTATTACGATGAAAGTAAAACAAAATCAATTCCTGCACAAATGGCAGCAAAAGTTGCAACTGGAATTGAAGAATATCTCAAAACATCAGAAACAGAAAAATTTAATGGTAAATTTAGATACAGTAAATTTGTTGCTGTGATTGACGGATCTGATCGTGCTATCAATTCAAACAGTACAGATATCACGATGAGAAAAGATTTCTACGCACAGATTAATTCTTCAGCATATTATGAGATCTGTTATCAAAATGCATTTCTAGAAGATTGTGATAATCCTGTTGTTTCTTCAACTGAAATGACTGTTTTTGAATATCCAGAGTTTACAAGTTATTTGGAAGATAGGAATGGCAAAATCGTCCTATATAGACTAGATTCTGTGACTGGTGAAAAAATTCTATTGAATGATTCAATTGGTGATGTTGATTATGTAAAAGGTGAAATTAAGATGTACAATCTCACAATCTTAAAAGGCAGTTTTTCAGACAATCGTATTGAATTGAGAGTAAAACCAGCTAATAGAGACATTGAGGTTAAGCGCGAGGTATATCTTGACGTAGATATATCAAAGAGTAAATTCATAGCATACAAAGAGTAGTTTAGATGCTGAAAACTGCTAACAAAATTTCATTTCTGGTTGAATCACAATTACCAGACTTTATCAACGAAGAGTACGAACTCTTTACAAGATTCGTACAAAAATACTATGAGCAGTTAGAAATTCAGGGTAATCCGCTGGATATTATTACAAATATTCAGACTTATTGTGATATTGATTTTTATGAAAAAAATATTCTCACACAGTCTACAAAATTAGCAGGATCATTACAATCATCTGATGACACAATCACAGTTCTTGATGCAACTTCATTTCCCAAGAACGGTGGATATATTCAAATTGATAATGAAATTTGTTTTTATAAGCAACGTACAGATACACAATTCCTAGAAGTAAGTCGTGGTATTAGTGGAAATACAAAACTGGGAGATCTTTACAGTGAAAGTACATTTGTAACCACACAGGCATCAAATCATCTAAATGGATCAGTTGTACAAAACATTAGCAATTTATTTTTATATGCCTTAGTTAAAAGTTTTGAGAAACAATATCTAAGCGACTTCCCAGAAGCATATCTAAAATCAGATGTTGACAAACGAGTTTTAATTAAAAATATTACATCATTCTATCAGTCAAAGGGTACTGATAGTTCAATTAAATTTTTATTTAAATGTTTAATTGATAATGATCTAGAACCAGAAGTAAAATATCCTAGAGATTTTACATTAAAGGCATCTGAATCTAAGTGGACCAATGTATATTCATTAAAAGTCAAAATTTTATCTGGAAATCCATTAAACTTGATTGGGAGAACAATCAAGCAAAATGTTGATGGTTCTTATGCTTCTGCTGTAGTTGATAATGTAAAATATGTTGGTAAGTTTAATGGTGAAGATTTATATGAATTAATTCTTGCTGAACAAAGTGTAAATGGTTCATTTTCCATCGCTTCTAAAACCAAACTAACAAAAGAGGTATCTCAATTTGATTCTATTGGAGATAGAATTAATGTATTCTCAACAATGGGATGGGATTCAAAAGGAGAATTTTATATCAGTTCGGAAAAGTTTACATTTGAAGAGAAAAATGTAAATCAATTTATTATTAAATCTAGATCGGGATCTCTTGTACATCCAATTGGATCTTCTGTTACATATGGAGCTAATGTTTCTAGTAATGGTATATCATTATTAGTATATGGTGTTCTATATGCATTAGAGAATCAATATGGTTCACCATATTCAAATCCAGGAGAAATTTTGCAGATTTCGGAACCTGGATTTATCACAACAGATCCTAAAATTTTTGATTCTCAAAATAATCTAAGATGGATCACAAGTTCATCTCCTCCAGGATCTTCCAATCATCCAAGTGTTTCTGCAGCAATTTCAAAATTAAATTCAAATGTATCGGCAATTTTTGAAGATGGTGAAGGTTATTACATAACATCATCTGGATTCCCTTCTCATGATATTATTCCTCTGACTGCTACGATTCCTCAAGATATTGAGGATCAAAAGTTATTGAGAATTATTAGAAAGAATGCAATTTCTACTACAGAAATTTATGAGACTGGTAATAGAGACGTTGGCATTGCGATTAATGGTATTCCACTTCTAAGTTGTAAAGATAGTGATGTTGTTTACAATGGTGCCATACAAAAAATTAAAGTCTTAAACCGAGGTTCTGGATACCAAAAAAGTCCATATGTTTTAATTAATAATGTAGGTGGATTAGTAAGAACAAAGTTAGCGGGGCAAGTTGTTGAATCTATTATTGTTGATGATACTGGTAATTACGGTCAAATCCCAACTGTAGAGATCACATCTGGCAGAAATGCCACTGCAACGGCAGTTGTAACTAATGGTGAAATTACTAGTATTGTTGTAAATAATCCTGGAGAATATTATTCTTCTCCCCCAGAAGTTAGAATTACCGATGCAGCTGGCAAAGGAAGATTTGCAGATTTTAAGACTATCATTTCCAACGAAGGAAAAGTAGTCGGTTTTGAAAAAATAAGAGGTGGAAGTCTTTATACACAAGAAAATGTTTCGGTTGATCTTATTGCTATTGGTTCTGGAGCAGAAGCAGTTGCAGAAATTAGAACCTGGGTAAAAGACAAATACAAAAAATTTAAATCTCAATTAGATTCAAACAATGGTTATTTCTTCAAAAATTTTGTTAATACACTAGGATACGGATATGCATATTATGCATCTCCATCTGCTTTGCGTTCCACTGATACTGGATCTTCGCACTCCCCGATTATTGGATTTGCATATGATGGCAATCCAATTTATGGTCCATATGGTTATAACAATCCTCTCAGTTTAACAAGTCCAATTGTTAGAATGACATCAAGTTATTCTAGGAATATCAGCAGAAATATTGGTCCGAGCACCGCAACTTATCCAATTGGAACATTTGTTGATGATTACAATTATATTGACGGTTATGGATCATTAGATCAAAATAACGGAAGATATTGTGTAACTCCAGAATATCCACAGGGAACTTATGCATATTTTATCACAGTTGACGCATCAAATGATCCAGTATTCCCTTATATTATTGGACAAAATTATTACTCATTACCTTTAGATTCAAATTATAACTCCAGTATTTCTCAAGATGACTTGCCTGTTAATGCTAATAGACTTAGAACAAGTGGTATTGATAAAAATGGTGATCTTTCTCATGCAATAATTGAAGATGTTAATAGAGGAAACGTAATATCTGCAACTGTTTTAGATAGCGTAAATAATTTTTCTGTTGGTTCGGAAGTTATTATAAACGACACACAGACAGATGGATTTGGTGCAAAAGCAGAGGTTTCTTCTGTTAGTGGCAGACAGGTTCTTTCAATTGAATCTGAAGATAGTAAAGTTGTTTTATTTGATCTAGTTACTACTGCTTATTTGTTTGATGGAGATACACTCACACAGGCGGTAACAGGTGCTTCTGGAGAAATTGTTGGAGATGTATTCTCTGGGACAAAGGTTGCCCTTAGAGACGTTTCTGGAACGTTTAATTCAAGTGATGTATTGTCTTCAAATACAAAAGTATTATCATTGATTTTAGATCAAAATTCATCATACACAAAAGGTGCTATATTATCTTTAAATAATGGTATTAATGCTGCTGTAGCAACTGGCGAAGTCTTGGAAGGGACAACAGCACAAAATACAGTAAAAGTAAAAGTTCTTTCTGGAAATTTTATTGTATCTAATACATTATTCTTAACTAGTTCTGATTTAATTAACACCCCAGGATCAAAAATTGTATCTTTAAACTCATTAAGTAACGATTTAATTATTTTTAATTTGA